TTACAGGCAACTCGACGATGTTCTAAGCTGCCGTGGCCAGGCATAGCCTGATCCCTCAATTAAGCTCGTCATCGGGCGCTCTGCCCTGTCGATAGTATGAAGTCTGCCCTGTCGATAGTATGAAGGTGGTCGAGGCGGCGCAAATTTTGATGTGCCGCTGATCGCGCGATGTGCCGCGTTCAGCATGGCTTCCTTTTTGCCCAGCGGCTGTTCGCGTGCAGGTGGTTGTTGCTCCACCCAGCCAAAGCGTGACTTGAGCGCGAAGATGGTTGCAATGAGCGACTGCCGATCATGCCCTTGAGCGATGCACAGTAGGTTCTGCGCCAGTTGCGCCTCAAACTTGGCAAGGCCTACCTCCAGCTCTTCCGCAAAGTGCTTTCGCAAGGTATTAGGATCAATGCCCAGCACCTTCGACACACGCTCTTCTGTAATGGACCAGCCCGCCATCATCTCGACCACGCGGCGGTCTTTGTCGGTAGGCACGTAAGGCCGGTGGCCGCGGGTGGTCACGAGGCGATCTTACTAGCTTGGACGCTTCGTTCTTCGGCGATTTGGGCGAAGGTCTCACCAGTGTTGAGTTGCGCTTGTTTGCCCGTGAACCCCTGCCAGCGCAGGACAGCCACATCGACATACTCGGGTGAGAGCTCCACGGCATAGCAGCGGCGGTTCTCGAGCTCCGCCGCAATGATTGCCCGATCCACTGAACGGCTCGTACACGGCATCACCCGGCTTGCTGTTGTTCCCGATCGGCCGGCGCATGCACTCAACCGGCTTCTGGGTAGAGTGGCTGGTGTCCTGATCCTCAGCAGCGCTATCGATGGCCTAGATGGTGGTCTGGTCTCGCGCTCCTTGCCAGTGCCCCTGCCCGCCTTCCCGCACCGCGTACCAGCAGGGTTCATGCTGCCAGTGGTAGTGCCCGCGGCTGAGCACCAGGCGCGGCTTGGCCCAGATGATTTGAGAGCGCAGGGTGAACCCCGATGCAAAGAGGCTATCGGCCACTGTGGTGGCATAAACACCAGCATGCCAGACATAGGCGACCTCTCCGGGGAACAAGGTCCAGGCTTCTCGCCAGTCTGCCCGATGGTCGTTCTCGATCCTCCCAGTGCGCTCTGTCGTGGACACCCCTGCCCGGTTGCGCCATTCAGGATCGTACTCCACGCCATAGGGTGGATCGGTTACCATCGGGTGCGGCTTCTCGCCGCCAAGCAACTGAGCCACCGTGTCAGGGTCAGTGCTGTCGCCGCAGATGATGCGGTGATCGCCAAGGATCCAGAGATCGCCAATACGGGTGACGGGCTCAGCAGGTACAGGTGGGATGTGATCGGCATCGCCCTGCTCTGCTCTAGGCAGCAGCTTGCCAAGCTCGGCGTCCGAGAACCCGGTCAACGGCAGATCAAAACCGAGCTCACCCAGTTCCACCAGCTCGCTTCGGAGCAGGTCTTCGTCCCAGCCGGCGTCCAGCGCCAGACGATTGTCGGCCAGCGCATAAGCGCGCCGCTGTGCCTCGGTCCAACCCGATGCAACCATCACAGGGACATCAACGATCCCGAGCTTCCTGGCCGCAAGTACCCGGCCATGGCCAGCAATGATACTGCCGCTCTCATCCACCAGCACTGGATTGGTCCAGCCCCACTCCTCAACGGAAGCAGCGATCTTGGCCACCTGCGACGGTGAATGGGTCCGAGCATTTCGCGCATAGGGTACCAGTTCGACCAACGGGCGGCGCTCGATGCGGTCGGCAGGCCAGGTGTCGACTTCTGAGTTTGTCTGCATAATGTATCGAGTCTAACACGCCTGGTAAGTGGCTGTAAGATCGACATTACTGCTCAGAACTGCGCAGGATTGCTCAAACGACTGGAGTAAGGTGCTGGCTTAGTCGGGCGGCAACGCTCAGTTATCGTTTGTAGCCACAAACAATGAAGCAGGACGATCGAACCGAAGATACCGCTGCATGCAGGCCAGCAGTTTGGTTGAGAGGGTATCTGCCGCCTTGTACCGATTTGCGATTGTCGAAGGTGCAAGAGCCTGGAGCGGGAAAACGCTGTAGCCCATTGGCTTGGTCAGCCGGCGCGGTTCGCCAGCCTCTGGCGGTCGTATCGCTATAAGTTGATGGATCATCTGCCCCTCCACGCAAAAGGGTTAACGGCCTCGCGCTGTCCCCGCAACATCGCTGCAGATTTACACACACCTTCGTGCTGCCCGAGCACAAACGTCGGCGCACTGCGGTGAGCGCAGCGGGCCATGATCGGCTTGCATTAGCTCCAAACCGCGGCCCTAGACCTAGCGCTTAACCTTTCGCGTTAAGCTCAATGATCGGTAAAGCTTGGCGCGTGCGCCTTGATGAGTTTTGGTACTCGCGCGTTGTTTTGCTCAAACAAGCTGACCCAACAAGAAAGTGTGGAGGAACTCATGGCTACAGTGCGCGCAAACAATGGCCCAGAAACGCTCAGTTCCGAGCTTCGCGCTTCCAACGATGCTGTTCAGCAGGCGAGCAAAGAAGCTGCGCCGATAGCGGCACGTGTCTCAGTTCACCGCGAACGCATAAGTCAGGCCGTGAGAGAGCTCGAGAGCGAAAAGTTCGAGCTGGTTGCCCGATTGGACCACCTGCGCCGCCAGTTCGAAGCTGTCGAAAATGGAATCCACCTCCAGATTGCTGACGTTGAGGATACGCTCAGGCTCTACGAAAATGGCCTGAACTCTGTCCCATTAGGACCGCACTGATCCGACCCTCTCTGGTCAGCTAAGCGGCGCCTTGGTCTGGGCGCCCTCGCGCGCGTTTTTTATAGGCGGGAAAAAATCTCTGCGTGAGAGAGCCGCGGGTCCGGAAGGAGAGGGCCTTGGGGAGTTCTGACCGCCCCCCCCTGGGTCAGACGGCCAGCTTGGTTCGAGCGAGGCTTCGTGCCTCTTGCTGCTTATGGCTGTTGCCACCCGGCTGCCATGCAGGTTTCTTCGTGCCAGCAGGCCCATCGTATGGCATTGCACTATAGATGCGTTCAGCCTCTTCCTCGATGGCCATGGCTTCAGCGAGCGTTTGCTTGGGTGGACCGGTGACGATCACCACCACATCGACATCAGCTTCGGTGGGCTGGCCCATCCAGCGAGTGGAGACGCCATGCTCAGTCCTGAGCTCCAGCTGGCCAGTAATACCGCGTTCGCTGAGCAGCCGGTGAAGATCATCAATGATGCCTGCCATGTCGGTTGTCATGCCCGCTTCTCCTGCGCCTGTGCCTCGCTGTCGTGCCATTCCTTTGACACGGCTTCGAGGTTAGCGATCGACCAGAACAACTGCTCATCGCCCTTGTGAGGCACCTTATGGTGGACCACTGCGCTGTTAGGCGCGGGTGCCTTACCGCTAAGGACAACGCCTGTGTGCTGGCAGGTGTATAGATCTCGGAACAATACCTGCTGCCTCAGATCCTGCCACCGCTTGGACTTGTACCAGCTCCGCACCGTGGCATCTGGGCTGTACTTGGTGTCCCTGATCTCTCTAGGTGTGGAGAGCCTTGGAGGAAGCTTGCTCAACCTGGGCTTGAGGGTGGTAAGCTTGGGCATGAACACTAGCACCAGAGACAACAAAACCCGCCGGGCTTTCGCTGGCGGGCTGGTTCAGACGATAGTCTGAAAATCGCAGTAATTGCACAAACCGTGATTTGTTGATGATCGTCAAGCAGATTTGGAGTTATCCACCACCACAGGCTAGTTTCGGCTGGTGAGGCCTGCCCTGCAAGGAAAAGGCGCCCCGTTCTGGAGCGCCTGAATCGTCGTAATGGAGGAGGTGCCAAGAACTACACTGTTATGGTTAACGACGTGCCAACGCTTGCCCAGGTCCCAGCGCTTCGATGTACTACAATTGCATCAGTACCAATTCCGCGAACGATTGCCGCTATTCCACGAGTCGCTCCGATCCCAGTCGCTGCCATTGTCCCAGCTACGCCGCCCGCCCCATTCTTCATCGTAGCCGCCCTGATCGTAATAACCTGGCCGTGGCGGACGGGGATATTCATTGGAGTGGGTAGGAAGAGCTTCATAGCCGAAGCCAACGCTGACGGAAGGCTGATGTGAAACGGCACTTAGATTCAGGTAATCAGCTGAAACCCAGCCCTCTGATCCCTGCCTATCGATGTAGCACCAGCGCCCTTGACAGCCTACGAGTTCAACGAACTCGCCGCGGCGAACAATGTCGACAACCCCATAGTGCGAGCCGGGACCTGTACGAACATTGACATTGCTAGTGACCATGGCTGGTGACGCCAGGGCCGTCCCGGCAGAAGCCAACATCATAATACCAGCTACCGTAGCTGCTGCAATAAACTTGAAACTCATTTACTACCCCATACGCCCTGAACATGGTGCTCAGTGACGCTATTAGGCACTCTGTGGAATGAACCGCAGATGAACCGGGAGTTCATGATGCGTCTACCCGCGCAGGGACTCTCTAGAGGCGGTTCAGATCTGTCAGAGCTCTGTGACCCAACAGCGTTGCTGCGCGTTATGCGCCCATGAGCGAACCACTAGACCGTCAAACACGTGAAGAGTTGTTTCACCTGTACTCTGAGCTGCAGGCCAGGTGCGGTCGAGCTGCGGTGGCCCTCAAGTTGTCTCTGCAGTGGGACAACACTGGGCAGGAACTACTTACGCGCCTCCAACACGAAGAGGCTTCGGCACAAGACCTTTGGCGCCAGATCCAAAGCCTTAAAGGTGAAGCATCAAAGTAGGATTGGTTCGGGTACGATGAAGCGGCCAGCGCCGCAACCTTCTAACGATAGTATGCTTGTTCTAGTGCCGCTCTGCTCTACCTGCCATGCTATCGTTCATTCGGTGGTCGTCTGCGCACCGTGAACGAAGTGCGTGGCCTTCTTGGAAAAGACTCGATTGCGTTGGGTGAATAGGCCAGGACTGCCAAAGCTCTGAAGCTGCATGTAGGACTGCCTTAGATACCGATGTTTCACCACCCAAGCATGGGATGATTGCCTAAGCTGCCGGTTTATGCCTCCCTGAACTGGTGGAGACTTCTGATGAACAGACGCATGGCATCTGGGTTGCCGTTACTTGTTGCTGCAGGGCTTGGCTTTGCTGGCACATACACAATCTTGACTCCGGAACATGGTCACGGCGTTGCTAGCATAGCCTTTGGCAGCCTCGGCGGCGCTGGCTGCAACATCAAGGGCAACGTCAGCATCAACAGTGGCGAACGCATCTATCACGTACCTGGTCAACGGTATTACGCTGAGACCGCGATCCGGCCTGAATTTGGAGAGCGCTACTTTTGCTCGGAGCAGGAAGCCCGCGCTGCGGGATGGCGTCGATCGGGTATTTGACCGCCCAGCGTGCGGCGCTTTCAAGCGCCCGCAGCATACCTTTAGGTATAGGTCATGTCGCCCGCAAACCTCCGCTTTGTATATCAACGACTTAGCACCCCAACTTCCGCAACTTCCGCGAACAGTTCCGCAGAGCAAAATCAATGACTTAGCAGAACGACTTCCGCAGACTTCCGCACCACTTAAATCCATTCTAGCACCCGCAATCCTTTGCGCTTGCTGCGGCGGTCCACCACGTCCAGCACGATGATCTCGTTGTCGATCCAGCTCGACAATAGCTTGCCGACGTTCACCTGTTTTAGGCCGAACCGCTCCGCTAGGTATCGTGGCGCGTAGCGGCCGGTGGCCTTGGATTGCGGGACGGTCGACAGGGGGTTCTTGCTTTCCCAGCCTTCATCGATCGCTTTGAGCATCTTTCGGCAGACATCTGTGGGCGGCGTACCGTCCGGGCTCTGCTTTGGTTCGATGTAGATCACCACGCAGCTGCTGACCGGATCGCCATCCTGATCTTTGCCGAGCGGTACGGGGTCCAGGGCAAAGCAGAAGGTTTCACCACCAGGGTGGTCCCGCTGCTTGGTGACGACAGCGGATCGGCCACCGTCCTCGTCGATCTGGATCTCTATTTCGGTGTCGGTCGCCGCACGCAAAGAGTTGTGGCCCCGCGCGCCTCGAGCCACATCCTTGCCGGTATGATGAACCACCATGACGTGAGCGCCAGTTTTTTGCCGAAGCTCGTCTACGTTTCGAACAAAGGCTGTCATGTCGACAGGACCGTTTTCATCACCGCCGGCAATGACGCGCGACAGCGTATCGACAACAATCATGTTGAGCGGTGTATCAATGCCGATCTCATCTGCCAGTTGAACAAGCCGTGGCAAATCCGCCTCCGGCTTGAGCAGGTCCAGGCCAGCCCGCCTGAGTGCCAGCGGCACCTCGGTTAAACCGGTGCGTTCGCGCAAAGCCACCATGCGGTTGGCAATGCCGTTTCCGCCCTCGGCTGCCAGGTAGAGCACCGTACCAGCATGCACCCGGCGCCCTTGCCGCTGCCGAGCCGCTGCGATGTGGAACGCCACGTCCAATGCAAAGAACGTCTTGCCCGAGTTGGAAGGACCGTACAGCACCGACATGGCTCCATGATCGAGCAAGCCTTTGATCATGTAGGCCTGATCGAGGGCCGGCTTGAGCTCCGCCAGCCACTCGATCTCGCCCAACATGGACCTCACATCCATGCGGCTCTGCAAAGGCAGGAACGTGCCGTATCCAGATGGGTCCGGTCTCATGCTACCCTCGTCTGGTCCTCAGGCCACACGACCTTGTCAGCGCTGACTACAGTGCGTAGCAGGCCGAGGAGCTCGCGGGCATGCTGCCGATCGCGACCGGCAATGGCGCCGTCGATGTCGAACAGCAACCGAGCAGCCAATGTAGGTCGAACTATAACTGCACCACGGCAGCCCGACTGCAGCCACTCTATAGGAGTCCGGTGCATCTGCAGCGGCTTGCCTCCGTAGTACGTGGCCGGGTTCATCGCCTCCCATAGACCGAGCAGCGGCGCCCGGCCAAACATTGTCATGACGTGTTTGGGCCGATCGGGCGGCCAAGCTACGAGGTCGATGACCGACTCCCCGTCTTCTGCGTAGGCTTCACAGATGAAAGCCTGAATCATCTCACCAGGTGCCTCAAAGTCGAAGCGCCCTCCTCCGCAGTCAACAATTGCCAGGATGCCGGTCGCTCCAGCGAAGCCACGGATACGGTCAAGTTCAAGACCGTTGCGACCGACGTACTTCAGGAACTCAGGCGTTGGTTGTGCGCGTTCGTAGAATTCAGCTCGCGCGGCGATCAGGGCGTGATGCATTTCCGTCATTGGCTGCCCTCCCCAACTATAAGGTCAAGAACGGCCCCGGCGATGCTGTGTGCTGTGCCTGTGACCTCTGTGCGCCCTACTGCTCCGCGTATCACCTCCACCGGTACTTGATACTGTACGGCAATAGAGATCAGCACAGCGGCGTCATGGACCAAGTGTGCCATTTCGCTGCCGATCCGCGGACCGTCGATGAAGGTCTCGCCAATTTCGCCATCGTTATAAAAGCCGATGGTTAGATTATACCTGCTGCCATTATGTCGGAACACCAAGGTTGAACATGGACGGCGGTTTGGGAGCCGCTGACGCTCAGTCATGGCGGGCACCTTTGGTAGCAGAGCTGGACGCCACCTTGAGTTCGTGGAGTCTTGCTGCTTCGTAGGCTTCGACATCTTCAAGGCGGTAACAGACACGGCCACCAACCTTCAGGTAGCTAGGGCCATCGTTCTGCCAACGCCACCGCTCCAGTGTACGTGGGCTGATGTTCCAGCGGCGGGCGAGCTGGCGTTGGTCAAAGTGCTGGGTAGTCATGTTTGTTTCCTCAGGATTGGGATTGAACCTGGGGAAACTTTCGAACCGGAAGGCCTAGGAGAAAAAGTGGCTGTTTAGTAGGAGAGTGGTAGGAGCAGAAAATAGCTTAATGCAATCTAGGCTCTAGGAAACAAAAGCCATTCTCAGAGCGGATGTGAAGACGCAATCTGGCCCACTGTGGGTAGCCTCGAAAGACCTGAGCAATGGATCCTTGCGCTACTCCGCTTTTCCTCGTGAGTACCTGGGTCAACTCAGGCGAGCCAGCCTTATAGGCATCGTAGAGTCTTCGGATCACCCGTCGGTGACCCGATCCTCGGAAGAGGAAACGTTCGCCATTGATCGTAAGCGCCATGTCGTCGTCTGTAAGTTCGACAAGCTGCTCCGGTGTCCGATCCACTCGAGGGACGTAAGGAACACTCCCGGGCAATGGAGCATCCATCACCTCTATACGTACGATTTTGATTCCCTCACCCTGTGCAGTGGAATTCCTGAAGTCGGGCTCTAAAAACTCCCAAAGCTGTCGCGCGATGCTTTGCCGCTTCGCGTCTGTAGCAATCGGGAGTTGATAGCCTGTGGACACCAGCTCTCCGGACCTCAGTTGCTTCAGAACCAATTGCTCCCACGGGTGCCTGCTCTTTCGCCACGCGAGGTGTCGGAGTCGACGTGGATCATCGATGTCGGCGGCGGTCGGGAGTTCTCCATCTGCAGCGTGCGCTTCCAGCCACTCTCGATCGTCTAAGCCGATAGAGTAGTGCGTGAACACTGCGAGGCTGTCCCCGCAGGTTAGATGAACTAATTTTCTTTTTCGCAACACTACGCACCCACGCTCAACATGGTCACGCATATTAGAACAAAATAGGAACATCGCGCAAGTCTACCCAGAACTGCACGCGATCTAGTAATACCACTTTTGTAGCCGCACGCCTTCGCTAAGTACCTGATTTAGTTTGTGTCTGTCGCTGGCGAGCGGCACCGTGCTTCCAACAGGAAGCACCAGATGAACCCACTGCATCCCAACGAAATGACAGTCCACGAGCGGATCGCAGAAGTTGCAGAGATCTTGTCGTTGGGCCTCAACCGCCTGCGAGCCGCACAGTCAACCGAACTCTCTCCCCAGTCAGCAGAATGCTTGCTGGATAGCTCTGCCACACCACGCATGTGTGTGCCGGACCACAAATCCAGAGCCCATGCATGAGTGCACCTGCGACAAAGACCAAAACCAACATTGACGACCAGCATGAGAGCGTGCTGCGCCAGATCACTGAGCTCAAGACTCTCGGTATTGTAGAGCTCAAGACCAAGTGGCGCACCCTGTTCGGCACAGAGCCATCGCCTTACAACCGCAAGTTCCTCGAGAGCCGCCTCACCTACCGCATTCAGGAACTGGTCTATGGTGGGCTCAAGCCTGAGACCATCCGGCGCCTGGAACAGCTCGGCGAGGAGCTGGATGGTGGTCGGGCTGAGGTCAGGAAGCGCTCAGCCAATCTTCTGCCTATTGCCGGCACTCGACTGCTGCGGGAATGGCAAGGCGTCGAGCATACCGTCACTGTCACCGACAAGGGCTTTGACTACCTCGGCGTGCCCTACACGTCCCTCTCTGCCATAGCCCGCCGCATCACCGGCACACGCTGGAATGGCTGGACCTTCTTTGGCCTCAAGAACCAGAGGAGCAAGCCATGAGGGAGGGTGTAGCGCCTGTGCGGCGGCTTCGGTGTGCTGTCTACACCCGCAAGTCTTCCGAGGAAGGTCTGGACATGGCCTTCAACTCCCTCGATGCGCAGCGGGAGGCTTGTCACGCATACATCACCAGCCAGAAGCCTGAGGGCTGGATCCCGGTGCGGGACGACTATGATGATGGCGGATTCTCTGGCGGCAATCTTGAGCGCCCTGCTCTCAAGCGGCTGATGGCCGACATCGAAGATGGCCTGGTGGATGTTGTGGTCGTCTACAAGATCGATCGGCTCTCCCGATCGCTGATGGACTTCTCCAAGCTGGTTGATGTGTTCGACAAGCATGGGGTGACCTTTGTGTCTGTCACCCAGTCCTTCAACACCACCACCTCCATGGGACGGCTGACGCTCAACATCCTCCTTTCCTTTGCTCAGTTCGAACGTGAGGTCATTGGCGAGCGCGTCAGGGATAAGGTCCTAGCCTCACGCAAGAAGGGCATGTGGATGGGTGGCTGGGTACCGTTTGGCTACAGGGTGGACGCCCGCAAGCTCTACATCGAGAAGCAGGAGGCACAGATCGTCCTATCCATCTTCGAGCGGTTTCTCAAACTCGGTTCCGCCACCTTGCTCGCCAAGGAGCTCCAGGACCAAGACATCCGCACCCGCTCAGGCAAGCCGATCGACAAGGGCTGGCTCTACAAACTCATCAACAACCACATCTATGTGGGTGACGCCGTCCACAAAGGCACTGCCTATTCTGGCGAGCACGAAGCCATCATCTCCCGTGAGCTCTGGGATAAGGTGCATGCCATCATAGCTGAGGGTCCACGGAGCCGTGCCTGCAAGACACGGGCACAGACCCCGGCTCTGCTCAAGGGCCTGCTCTATGCACCCAATGGCATGGCCATGACCCCCACGCACACCAGACGACGGGGCAAGCTCTACCGGTACTATGTCAACATGTCAGTGCTAAAGGTTGGACCAGACACCTGCCCCATCCGCAGGATTGCAGCCGGTGAGATCGAGGGAGCGGTGATCGATCAGTTACGGGTGGCGCTCAGGTCACCAGAGATCATCGCCAGGACGGCAGCAGCGGTACGGCAGCAAGACAGCACCGTCACCGATGAGGAGGTCAGGCGAGCCCTGCAGCAGTTCGACAGCCTTTGGGATGAGCTGTTCCCGGCTGAGCAGGCGCGCATTATTCAGCTGCTGATCGAACGCGTGGACCTCAGCACTGAAGGCGCAACGATCAGGATCAGGAGCGAGGGGCTAAGTGGCCTTACGAAGGAGCTGCCGATCAACAGCAAGGAGCCGGAGGCGGCATGAGTACGAAGCCCACACACCAGGGCACCCTCACCGTTGCCGTGCCGCTGACCATCCGCAAGCGTGGCGGACGCAAGCTGGTGCTGTCACCTGCAGGCGAGGAGATCACCGTCCCTGCCCGGCCGCGGATCGACAACACGCTGGTCAAGGCACTGGCTCGAGCTTTCCGCTGGCGCAGGCTGCTGGAGTCAGGTGCTTTCGCCACTGTGGCTGAGATGGCCGACGCCGAAAACATCAACAGGTCCTACGTCAGTCGGGTGCTCAGGCTGACACTGCTGGCGCCAGAGATCGTTACGGCTGTTCTAGAGGGCCGTCAGAATGACTTGCTCCTCCCCAACTTACTCTCGCTGGGAACTGATCTGTGGCACGAGCAGTGGCCCGGCTTAAGAGGTTAGGCGCCTGGCTCAACTTCGCACTCCTTTACATCTGAGATCTTTGCATATTCCCGCCAGTCACCCCCATGAAGACTACCGCGCCATGTACGGAGCTCGTCCCGAAGGCTGTTAGCCGCTTGCGCGTTTTCAGGGCTCACCATGGTGAACCGCTGCCGTACTTCGGACTCCCGGATCTGTGGCGAAAGGTGACCATAGGTCCTCAAAACAGTTGTTGGATCAGCATGACCGAGCTGCTCAGCTACAGCGTAGACAGTTGCTCCGGCCTGAATGAGTTGGCTCGCATAGGTGTGACGCAAGCCATGAAAGGTAAACTCTTCCGGCAATGCTGCTGCGCGCACAGCGGCTTTGAACAAGTGCTTGTAGTTTCCAAACCAGGGTTTGCCGCTGTCGCGAATGAACACCAGGTCTGATCGCTTGCGATCTTTAGTGAGATCCAGAAACCAGGCCATGGCCTCATCGGGCAAGAACACGAAGCGCGGCTTATAGGTCTTAAGTGGCGCCACATAGATCCCGTAGCCGTCACGCCCAACGTCTCCGCAGCGCAGACGCAGCAGTTCTGTGGCGCGGCACCCTGTGTAAAGGGCGCCGAGAACTAATCGAGCTACGTCCGGCCGGCACTCCGTTAGAAGGACTCGGCATTCGGGTCTAGACAGATGAAGAATTCGAGGCCGATCCACTGCAGGGATGCGCCTCAGACAGCGCCAGGATCGATCGTTCTCGACCTTGCCACTTTCCCAAGCCATCTGGAAAGCGACGCGGAGGATGCCAATCAACGTGTTAATAGTTTTCTTGCGCTTTCGCACCTGCTCCTCATCAAGGCTATCGATGCTGCGCTTTTTGCCCAGTGCCTGATTGCCCCGCTTTGGCGGAGTTTCCAGTACCTCTTTGACAAACCGGCGGAGGTGCTCGCCGGTGAATTCCGCGACGAGTACATGCGCCAAACGAGGGATGATGTGGTGATTGATCAGAGAGAGATTTGTCTCGAAATGGCTCTTGGCAGCGGCCAGCCGCTTCCACTCCACGTAGTCACTTAACGCATGAGCTACGCTATACGGCCCAGGAACAGGGCACACCACAAGCTCTTGTCGAACCCCAATGCGCTTTTCGTCCGCTGCATGGGCGTGAACGGCGGGGCGGGAAAACCACTGCCGAGCAGCAGCCACCGCATCGCAATATGTCAGCCCGGAGCCATTGCTGTCGCAGGCTGGGCCTAGGCGCCGCCGGTAATAGCCACCTGCCCTGGTGCGAACACGAGCAACCCAAAAGTCTCCGTCTGGAGATCGTCGGAGGCCAACGTGCCGGCCAAAGCCAATCAGGTGGTAATATGGCGTGTCGCGAACAGGCAGCCCTGACCTCACCTCTTCAAGGCTCAGATCAGGGCGGGTAAGGCGGGTAACGCTCAT